TTAATGAAGGATTCTGGATCTTTGAAGCCAGCCATCTCTATCATTTTGGTGAGTGTGTTGGAATATTGCTGCAAGGAAACAAGCGGGTTAGTGGGGCCGAGTTGGGCGAGGATCTGCTCTTGCTTGCCAGCGAGCTGGGAGAGGATGCCGAACTTCTCTTCATCACTTGTTTTAGATATAGCTACATTGACAACTATATCTTTGTTGTTATCCCAGTATCTTGGATCAACTGGTACAAACTGACCATTCAATCTAAATACGTCTTGAGCGTTTTGATGTTTAATAACTAAACTGTTTACTAAACTAAATAAATCTTTCATTCCACCTTCAGCGAAATGACGACAGATTAATTCAATGCGGCCTTGCGCTCCAGACATGGTTGCTGCCACCGCAGCTTTGGTGCTTGATTGCAAAGCATCTGCGTTCAGGCCTGCTGATGCTTTGGATACACCTGTTCTATTCTCTTTGCTTTCATCAAGATAACCAAGAACAGGGAACGCTTCTTTGCCTACGAAGGGGACAGAGAAAGGTTGTACCATTCCTGGAGCGCGAACACGAATAGGCTGACCAATGTCAGTATTTAACACATCATCAATATTGACCTGTCCTTCGACAACAGCCATTCGTGGGAAAATAGAATGTCCTAATGAATCAAGAGTATCTCGCATAATTTGCGATTTAGCTGATTGAATAGGTTTGAGATAATCTGCTGGACATGAACCAATAGCTGTATGTGGCTCTGGATCAGGGCAGAACATTACCAATGGTAAGTCATCCCATTGCTCTACATTAAGTATGTATAAGCCATCACCTATGGTGCAGACTCTTATACGCTCATCAATACCATCATCATCAAAATCGTAATACAGATAATGTTCGATGTATAAAACATCTTTACCACCTGTATCTGCTCTGTCTGGATACACCATGTTATCAAATGGATTTCTTGCTTGTTGTTCATCGTATGATTCTGGATCAAGTGCTGTACCCGCATAAGAGGCATACTGTTCTATTTCTTCTTGGTCATAGCCCATAGCCACCATATCAGAAACAGATTTAATCATTCTGTGAGCAACATAAGATGCAGTATTAATATCTCTTGCGTGTCTGGATATTAAAACTTCTTCAGGTGGTACTGCTTCTAAACAAACTTGGTTTTTTGGTTTGATTCTTCTAATAACTAAGTCATAGCTAGTTGGTATTTCTTGCACCACTTCCTCGCCACTTACAGGATCTAATGTAGTAATTTCTTCAGTTGTAGCCATTTCGCTAATAACTTCTACATTGGGATCAAGTATTAGTGCTTGATAAGATTGTGGATCAAGATTGGTATATTCATGCGTGGAAGCATGGACTGAATCATCCCAAAACGCTTTGACAAAACCAGTCTTTCTAACTAAAGCATCTTTGAAAGCTGAATATAAAACATTAAAGCCAGGATTCTTTTGTTGGACTATGTAGTTGATATAGTCGGTTTGTTGTTCAGCTAGTGGAATATCCTCTGCATTTTTAGGTACAAACTCAACAACCTTCTTAGTACCAAAAAAAGTACGCATAATTGAAGGCAACATAAATAGAACTGTATCTCTTACATCGGTTGAGATAAATTCTGATTGTAATGTTGATGTGCTTTCTGGTTCGTTACCAAGATAATATTCTGTAGACTCTGCTCGTTCTTCACCAACTTGGTGAATAAAGTCTTTAGCGTCATCCATTTCGGACTTAATAACGCCAGTAAGTCTATCCATTTGTTCTGCTTCTTGAACTTCTATTTGAATTTCTGCTTCTATTTCTTTTGTTTTTTTCTTTGCCATAAAAAGTTACCCTACTCTAAAAATTCTGGATTTCAAAGGTTTTTTGAAATTATAACCTAAATAGCTCGCGCTTCCACTAAAACTTGCTGCACTACTCGCCATAGTCAACGCTAGTGCATCTGCTTTGTCTGGAGATTTTATGCCACGCTTACGCATCTCATCTTTGGACTCTATCTTTATTTTTCCGCTTGAAGTATATTTGTATTGAGGCGCAGCCAATTCCGAAGCAAGCTCATCATTTTCAGGAAGTCGGCAATCACGCTGCGCCAGCCAATCTTTTATTGCAAACCATAATTCAGCACGCAAGTTTAAATAATTCTTTTTTGTCGCTGGCGCTTCCGCCACGTTCACCCCGCGCACAGGCAAGTTCTGCTCCGCTAGCCTGTCCACCACACCCGAGCCTAAACCAATAACATCGACTAAAATTTCTTGGGGTTGCTCCATTACAGTTGCATCGTCATACATATTTTTGATAACGCCACACAACTGCATCAGATCCATAGATTGAAAACTTTGAATATCTATAACTGTATTTCCTTGGCGCACACACAACGCAGAGTTGTCGCCACCGAATCTAGCGACATCTAATCCCCAGATGATTGGCTCGGAAGCGGTGAGGGAAACTTCTCTGCCCATCGCAGCTCTAATGAGTTCCATTGGGATAACTGTATCGTCATCAGCTTGTGGGAACTCACCCATCACTTCTACTCTTGATACAGTTGAATCTTCGCCATACTGTTTTGGAACAGTTCTTTGTCTGTACCTTCGACATCACGCGAGTCTATTTGTTCAGTTTTCCAATATTGTCGTCTGGAGTGGAAACTGTCGTAGAAAGGCCCTGTGTTTCTTCTAGGGTTAGAAAAGGTAAACCAGTATCTATTGGTAGTGGGTTCGGAAAAGAAGCCCTCAGAAACGCTGTAGATGGGTGCGGGAATACCTGAGGCCTCATCCATGATTAAACATACACCATAAGTTGAGTGAATACCTGCAAATGCGTCTGGATTTTCTTCAGACCAGAGCTGTGCTTGTGCGTAGTAATAACCAGTATCAATTTGTAAGTCGCGTTTTAGAGCTTCATCAAACCATGCATCTGGTTTTATTGTAGTTGCTGTTTTTGCAAACCAATGAGAGTTAATTGCAAGTGTTAGCCATTTTCCTAATTCAGCCCATGTTCTTGATCTTAACTGTTGTTCGGTGTTAGCTGTAACAATTATGGTTGCGCCAAGCCTGGTTGATAGCATCCATAAGATAATCCAAGCAACTAATGCAGATTTACCAATACCACGACCAGAAGCTACAGCCATTCTGAACATCTCTGGCATATCTATAGATTGGTTTCTTTGTATATGTATGGAAATATCCCGCAAAATTTTTTCCTGCCACTTCCTTGGACCAGAGAAATGCTCGAGGGGGGTACCCTCTTTTCCCCAGGGGAATATAAATCTAACAAAGTTTAGTGGATCATCTTTTATGTTCATTGACCAGATGGAGGTCATTAGTTCTTTTTCTTCTTTTAGACTGTATTTCATATTTTACAAAAAATTTTTTTCCATATGTTTATATATACATGCACCCATGCGGGGGTTGACGGGGGGGTTGTTTAGGCATCCCGTCAACCTTGACGCCTTCATACATGTGGGAGCGTGAATTATTAGCGCCATTATGCCTATTTCTTTTCGGTGTCACTTTCTTTTGTTAGGAATTGCTCCCCTTTTGCACTCATCTTTTCATAACTGCCTTCGATTACCCTTGCGCTTGCATCTTGCAAGACGTTAGCAAGGTTAAGATTGTGCTGAACTTCCTGGCGATCTGCCCAATTTTCAGGATCTCTATTCTTTAAAAAGAATATTGCAGAGGTTTCCTTGCCATCCATTGCATTGTCAAAGATTTTATTAGCAACCATGTTAACCGCCTTTGTCTTTCCTTTTTTTAATGCAATGTCAAATCTACCTTTTTGGCGTTTCTTTCTTGCTATTGTTGAGAGAGAACACCCCAACATTGTAGCTATTTGTGCCTCACTAAGACCATTACCTGCCCAAAGTTCTATATTTTTATAATCTTCATCAGTAAAAGTTATATTTTTACGCCCAACTTTAGACTTTTTTTCTGTCATTATTTGATTTTTTAAAGCTCCCATTTATCCCTATTTTATGCGATTTTTTAAGGATATATGCAAAAAAGTACATATTTTTTATTATTAGGGGTTGTAATGTGCGTTAAAATGCGTAATATAGTTAGTAATTCATTTTAATTAAGGAGAAAAAAAATGGAATATAAAAGAGAAGAAATAAAAGAATACTTTGATGATTTTATCGAAGATCAAGGCGAAGAATGGATTGAAGAAAATATTGATGATCTTCATTACCACGCTTTCAATACTGATTATTATATTTATGGCAGATACTTAGCTGC